CTACAGGTTCGCAAGGTGCTACAGGTTCGCAAGGTTCTACAGGAGCTCAAGGTTCTACTGGCTCGCAAGGAAATACTGGAGCTCAAGGTTCTACTGGCTCGCAAGGAAATACTGGAGCTCAAGGTGCTACAGGTTCGCAAGGTGCTACAGGTTCGCAAGGTGCTACAGGTTCGCAAGGTGCTACAGGTTCGCAAGGTTCTACAGGAGCTCAAGGTTCTACAGGAGCTCAAGGTGCTACAGGAGCTCAAGGTTCTACTGGCTCGCAAGGTACTACAGGTTCGCAAGGTACTACAGGTTCGCAAGGTTCCACTGGTAGTCAAGGTTCTACAGGAGCTCAAGGTGCTACAGGAACTATAGGCCCAGCTCAACCAAATTTTTATACAAATTATACAATTACACAAATTACATCAGTAACAGGAGGAACAGGTTTTAATATTCCAGCATCTACATCAGACCCTAGTTATTATAATGTTTATCAAGTAGATACAACAAATGGTCCTCTTACTATAAATTTGCCATCAATATCTACTTTAGATAATAGTCAAAAACGAATACATAATATTGTTGATAGCGCAGGACAACTTTCAAATAATAATTTAATAATTACACCTACACCATCAGATACTATTGAAGGTCAATCTTCCGCAACAATAGTAGTTGATTATTCTTCGATTCAAATAATGTCAAACACAACCGATAAATGGTTAATAATTTAATATAACTCTTGCCATGAAAGTGTTCCTAAAACATTTGTTGTACCTGAACTAGCTACAAAAGTGGCAGTTAAAACAAGAATATCTGAATCATTTGTAATATTTGAGGTTAGTTGTAATACTTGACTTGTAAAAACATCTCCTAATGATGAAAATGTATTTGTTCCTCTTCCATAAAAATATCCTTGGTCTAATGTAATAGCGTTCGTATTATTATATCCTGAAGAAAGATTACCGGCGTATTGAGCTACACTATAATTATTATTTACATTGGTCCATGTTGGTTGTGTGCCTGTATATGTTCCAGCTAGAAAATATTCTAATTTATATAAAACCAAATCATTTGTAGCTGAACATATCATTGATAAGCCTGATGGTATTATATTCTGATGGTAATAATTAGGATTACTTACATTTCCCCTTAAGAATAATATAGGTTCTTCGACATTAGATGCTATTTGAACAGAGGTTGGCGAACCAGTTGATATTGAGAATGGTCTTCCTAACGGAGCATACCCACCTTCGCTGATAACAGTTGAACAGATTTGTTTAAAATTATTTGATGAACCTCCTCCCACTGTGCTATTATGTATAGAGTAACAAATGGGTAAATTAATAGAATTTGTATAAGGTTCGGTTAGAATATTAATATTTGTAACTTGGTGACAATATTGAATTTTACCATAAACATAAAATCCAAAGCGTACTCTTCCGACTCCTAACCATTCCATATCCATGACAAATAATTGTGTTTTTCTAAAATCTATGGTTAATCCAGAAAGTCCTGTTCCGTTGAATTTATCAATGTTCCAATTTGATTGACTTATTGTTGTTGTTGTATTATTTTTAATATTAACCGAAATAATTCCTCCACTGCATTCAAAATATAAACCATTTCTAACAACTAAAGGATTTGTTAAAGGAACTACATTATCAAAATATCCTATTCGTGTAGTGTAGTTATTATTTGATGGGTCTATTATTCCACTTGCCATAAACAATAATGATTTACCTGGTTGATATACACAATAATTTCTACTTTGACTTATATAGTATCCAACTCCAGATGCGTTGATTGTTAATTTAGAGTTTCCATAAGTTCCAGTATATAAACCACTCGCATCACTAGATATTTGTAAATTATTTTTTAAGAAATTAGCGGAACCATCAATTTGTCCAGGAAAACGGATATCTAATATGGTAGTAGGATAAGAAACTCTTAATCGGGCAAACGCATCTAGACTATTTTCAGTATTGTTATCAAAAACAGATATTGATGTATTTTGTATTATAGAACTATCTAAATCAGTGCTTAAACGTGAAGTTATACTAAACGTTCCAGTTGGAGATGAATTATAATAAATAATTCTATAATATTTTTTAATTAGTAAATAATTTTTAGTGAAAATATTAGTTGAAAAATATGTGTCTGTATATGGTGTTATCCAATTTGAGTTATCATCTGAAAATTGTATTTGAATACCTCCAGCTAGTGAATCAGTTGTGCTTAAAATAGTTAATATCAATGTATTATAACCGGTTGTTGTGGTAAAAATTCCATTAAATGATACATCAGTAGAAGAAGTAATAGTATTGTTATTATCCGTTTGTGTTAAAACTTGTGGTGTAAATGTCATATTTATATAATAGGGAAATACTTTTAAAAAAAAAAGTAATATATATATATGTCAAGCTATACCCAATATTTAGGCTCAAAAAGATGCTGCGATTTAAGAGGGCAAGGACCCCAAGGCGCCCAAGGACCTCAAGGTACTCCAGCTGTAGGACCGGTAGGTTATCAGGGGAGCACTGGTTCAACTGGACCTCAAGGAGCTACTGGACGTTCTTGTAGAGGACCTACAGGGGCTCAAGGCCCAGCAGGCCCAGCTGGAGGAGCTCAAGGTGCCACGGGACCATCCGGGTTAGGTGGATTTACAGGTTCTTGGGGTAGCGAAACAGGATCCGGTTTAACGAACAATGGTGTTTGGTATGATATAACAACGAACACGCTTAATTACGCTACCGCAAAATCATTTATAATTGAACATCCATTAGATACAAATAAATTATTAGTACACGCTTGTTTAGAAGGTCCAGAGGCTGGAGTTTATTATAGAGGAATTGGTGAAATAACGAATAACATTTCAACAGCAATTAAATTACCAGATTATGTTGAAAAATTAGCTTCAAATTTTACGATACAAATAACCCCAATTTATAAGGGTTCAATAGTTGTATTAAATGTTGGGGAAGTGATAAATAACAAATTTTTTGTTTATGGAGAAAATTGTAAATTTTATTGGTCTGTTTATGGAAAGAGATTCGAAATTAATAGTATCGAACCGAATAAAAATGATGTTTCAGTAAAAGGTTCCGGTCCATATTTATGGATATAATTATTATATTCAAATAAAAAGTATATAATATAATATATAATAATGGCATTTACAAGATTTAATTATGACCCGTGTAGAACAAAAAAACAACTACAACAACAAACAGACCCTGGAAGATGGATATTAAATGTACCTGGTAATGGCGCGAATCCTTGTTACATGGAAGACCCGCAAATAAGAATTCAAAAGTGGGGCGCAAATCTAAGAACAAATACAATAAATTTAGAAAGCGACCTTCTAGGCGTAAATAGACAATTAAGTAGAGATTGTTTAGGAAAAGACGATTACAAACATTATTATGTGGAAAATGAAGCAATAAAGTATCCGTCGTGTAGTGCTTTGTATACAGAAGAATCAAGAGCAACAAATCCTGCCTGGTGGTATCGAGATGTAGAACAGACAGATTGGTATTATCCTCCCTTGAACCCTCAAGAGAACACATGTTTATCTTTTCAGAATAATTTAAGTACACGAATTTTAGAAAAAGATTATTTTACTCCAAAACGAGACTGTGTGATTAACGAATCGAACAATCTGTTACCTGCGAGCTATAGTCTAATAAGAGGTGGGTATGTAGCAGGTCCGACGACATGTGCCCAAACAAATTCGTGTGCTTCCTCAAAAAAAGCATAAATAAACAATAAAATGTAACAAAAGTAGGAACAATATAAAATGAAATATAACACGATATAATTATTTAGATTATTATTAATAACTTTTATGGAACGTATGAAATAAAAAATATAATACTTTATATATATAAATATGGAATTAGCGATACCTTTACTAGCATTAGGTGGTATGTATATAGTATCAAATCAGAAACCATCACAATCGTGCAATGATGAAAAGAATAATCAAAACACACAAAAAATGAGACAAGAGAACTTCTCAACTATGGGTTCAAATCCGAATTATTTACCAAATACAAACATTCCTCCACAAAATTTCCCTGTTTCGAATTTGAATCAATTAGTAGATACCGTTCAAGAGTATCATAATCCAAATTCTGCGACGGATAAATATTTTAACCAAAGTTTGTATCAAGATAAAGTGAGGAATCATGTGCCTGTAGGCAAGAATCCACAGCAAATATTTTCATTAACAGGTGATTATTTAGAATCCGCACAGTTCAAACATAACAATATGATACCATTTAATGGTGGGAAAGTAAAAGGGAATACTTATGACGTAAACATAGCAGAATCGGTTTTAGATAATATGATAGGTTCTGGTTCGCAAACAATAAAGAAAATAGAACAAGCACCATTGTTTAAACCAGAAGATAACATGCAGTGGGCGTATGGTGCTCCTAACAACAGTGATTTTTATCAATCACGTGTAAACCCTGCGATGAAAAATAATAATGTGAAGCCATTTGACTCTGTGCTTGTAGGGCCAGGATTAGATAAAGGCTACTCTGTGAATGGAACAGGTGGTTATAATTCAGGTATGGAAGCACGTGACAAATGGTTACCATATACTGTGGACCAACTAAGAGTTGACACGAACCCAAAATTAGAATATGAATTAATAAATCACGAAGGTCCCGCAAATGCTTTTATAAAAAGTTCTGCTACTACTCAAACTCAAGGGCGAGTGGAGAAACAACGTCCAGATACGTTTTTTATAAATACACAAGACAGGTGGTTAACAACAACTGGTGCTGAAAAAGGAGAAACATTAAGGGCAATCCAAGAGTTAGGTATTCTAAAAAGAAACGACATAGTAACTGATTATACAGGTCCCGCTGGTCCAGCCGATAGAAAGGCCGGGTATGTGCCTGAAAATTTTGAACAAAGTAAACGTCAAAAATCGATGACTTGTAGTGTAAATCACTCGAAAGCGTCGGGTCGTGGTCCATCATCCGATGGTGATAATTTTCTTCGTAGTCACACCAATTACGAGAATCAACGGTCAACTGTAAAACAACCTGATACATTGAGGGGGTTTGGTGGAGCGCTTGGTGCTGTCATAGCTCCTCTAATGGATATTTTAAGACCAACCCGTAAAGATGAAACAATTAACAATGTTCGTATTTATGGAGAAGCGACAAGCATAGTTCCTCAAAGTTATGTTATTAATTCAAACGATACAACAAGTACAACTATAAAGGAAACGACATTATATTCGCCAACATTTAATATTAATAATCAGAAAGATAGTATGTATGTGAATAATTATAGTTCTCCTGATTTAACCCAAAGAGATACAACAAGCGCTGATTATATTGGTTCCGCAGGAGGGCACGGAACTACATATGGAGACATGAATTATGATGCTGCTTATAAACAACACAACAATGATATTAAATCATCTACAATTGAGAATCGCCCGAATCAAGGTGGTACTCAAATATTTAATCAACAAATGAATGTGAATTGTTGGAAACAAGATTGTAATAGATATGATGGTAGAATGAATCCTGCGGCTTCAGTAACACCTCTACCTCCTTCCGTACAAACTTATGGGTCGATTAATACACCACAATACTACAATGAATGTGCTGGTTGTGACCGCATACAACCAGATATTCTTACCGCTTTTAAAAATAATCCTTATACTCATAGTCTAACAACCGCTGTATAAAACAAAAATAGCCGGAACATGAAAACAACAAGAAAATTATTTATAAGTTATATAATAATACGTTATATTATTATATAAAAACACCTTGTAAAGTATAGTAGATTTATTATGATATTGAATATTCATCAACATATAAAAGAAAAACTAGATTACTTTCATTCTATTTATAAGATACCGAATATAATTTTTCATGGTCCATCTGGAAGTGGTAAGCGAACTATTGTAAGCGACTTTATTTACAAAATTTATAACAACGACAGAGAAAAAATCAAATCATTAGTAATGTATGTAAATTGCTCACATGGTAAAGGTATTAAATTTATTAGAGAAGACCTGAAGTTTTTTGCGAAAACACATATTAATTCAAAAGGTGGCAATGTTTTCAAAAGTATAGTGTTATTAAATGCGGATAAATTGACAATGGATGCCCAATCTGCGTTACGTAGATGTATTGAATTGTTTAGTCATAACACAAGATTTTTTATTATTGCGGAAGATAAATATAATTTAATGAAACCAATTTTGTCACGTTTTTGTGAAATATATGTGCCAGAGCCAATAATAAACGGAAACATAATCAATCTTTACAAACATAATTTGAATGAAGTTTTTAAAATGAAGGACATAAAGGCGCAAAAACTAGAATGGTTGAAAAAAGAATTGGTTAAATCTATAGGCAAAAACATAACAACCCAAACCTTAATGGCGTTTTGTACTAAACTGTACGAGAAAGGGTACAGCGGGTTAGATATAATAACTTTATTGGAAAATCATAAATTTCTAGAAACACAACTGACTATGGAAAAAAGATATGAATTAATAATTTTATTTAATAGAGTTAGAAAGGAGTTTAGAAACGAAAAGTTGTTGATATTATTTATCCTAAATTTCGTATTTTTGAGTTCAAATTTGTATTTAGAAAATATAAGTTTTATGTAAATGGATGATTTTAATGTAAGTTCGCTTCATGAATCCAAAAACGAATGGGGTGCCAGATTAGTAACAATTTTGACTCCTTTGGTAATTGATGGTTATAAATCTATTTTAGAAGAAGCGATTAGATTATGTAAGGAAAATAACGAACCTGATAAATATTTAATGACATTTCAAAATTTTATTTCTAGAATACCAAAATGGAATGCTACAATTATTGAGACAGAAAAGAAAAGAATTTGCGAGAAGTCAGGGTGTTCTTATTTAGAAGACCTTGTCACATGTGTTCACATAATTCAGTTAAAAATCTTAACGGCTATGCGTGTGGGACAAAAACAAAAGAAAATTGACATTAATATTCCAAAACTCGATGATTTTATCCATAAGGTTTATATTAATGTAGCAAGAAAAGTATACAAAAATGTGTATTTATTTGAAGTAAATATTCCTCCTTTACAAATACAAAAGCATCACAGAGAATTGGAAATAATTATTCAAGAATCTATTTTAAATACTTTGAGAGAAAGTATTCCGGTTGAGGCAATTTTAAAGGCATATATGGACGAAACTGTAGAAGAAGATGTTACAGAGGAAATAAAAGAACAAATTATTGATGAGCCTATAAAGCAAAACGTTGCTGCAGCTGGTCCTGCATCAGAAAATACATCTGTATCTAAAATTACGCCTACACCAACAAATGAACCCAGTAGTAGATTAACTTTTGATGATATAGATTATATGAAAGAAGATGATGGGAGTGTAACATCCATGTCTGCACCAAAAAGTATTGAACGGTTAGAAGAGATAAGTAATATTAGAGCAGAGCAAAGAAAGGCGGATGAAGAGGATGATGATAATGTTAAATTAAACATATCAGACCAAAGTGTTGAATTAGGAGATTTAGATATTCATGTTATTGATGAACCAAGAATAAATTTATTGCCGGATTTATTGATCGATGATATTGAAATTTTAGAATAAATTGCGTAAAAATAGGAATAAGAATGTGCTTTAGTAAATTAAATGGATAATATATTTATAATAGCGGGAATCATATCTGTTATTTTTCTAATAGCAAAATTTATTGAAATGAGATTTGTTGAAAAAGAAAATAAGCCATTAAAATTATTAATCAGAGATGCTCTTTTAGTATATTTTAGTGTGGTTTCTGGTTATTTTATTTTAGAGCAAATAAATCCAATGATTCAAACAGGTGGTGCTACGACTACACCTGTTTTTACTGATAATCCTGAATTCTAGATTTTATATTTAGAGTATAAAAGTGTAAAAATAAGTTTTGTTACGCGAACATAACTTATTTTATCTACCGGTCCATACTTTGACAATTGGATGTAGTAATTTCTTATCTTTGATATCATTTATATACTTATCATATGTATAACTAAATTTTTGAGGATATAACATTATGTCTCCCAAAAGTGATTTGACAGTAACTATTTTTTCATTTTCTGTAAAAAAAACGACACCCATTATTCTTTCGAGACAACATCTATCTGGTCTACATTTTACTTGAGTTATCATATTTGTAATACTGTATTTTTCTTGTATATAAGTTAAAAAATTGTGATTTATAAATGTTTGACAACCAAAACATCCGTACCATTTTAAATGATTCAACCCTAACACCGGGTTGCTTAAAGCCAATTTGTCATTAATTGAACCGAAATTTTTTAGTCTACTTGATATTCTAATCGTGTTGTCCAAATCAAGTGTATCAGGGTTAAAATGCCATAATGGTATTACTTTGAACCCAATAACATTTTCAAAATTAATTCTGCGATGAAAAAATACACTGTCGTGAATAATTATGGCATTATTAAAATATTTGTTTTTTAAGAAATAATAGTAAGGCAATAATTCTCCGCGTCCAGGAAATTCGGATTCAACTATTTCAACATTTATATAATTTGCGAATGGGTTTAAGAATTCTTTATTGCTGTTATCATCGATGATTACAATTTTTCTATGCGGGTAAAACCTCCGAATACACCTGACACAATTATTCCAGTATTTATTCGTAGTTTCTGAATTTACATGTCTTGTAATAATAAACCCATATGTGTCCATATCTTATAATAAAATACTATTATAAAATACTATTATAAAATACTATTATAAAATACTATTATAAAATATTTATAAACTCTAAATATGTAAATTTTAGACCTTTTTACAGTTAAAACGCCGGTGTTATTTAATATTCAAATGGAATAATGTATCTCTCTGCTTGACTCAATTCTGTTCTTTTTCCTAAAAATTTAAAATATTTATTTGCTAAAGCATATTGTTTTGGTTTTGTGCGTTGTAATACCTGTAACCGAACTTTTAAAATCATTCCTACTTGCCATATACGTTTATGTGTATATTTTTTATTTTTGTATAATTTTTCTAATTTATCAATAGTATTTTTAACATCTTCTAAGGTTGTATATTTTATATGTATTGTGTCTTTTGGGTTTTTATCAATATATACATCAAATGATTTTTTAGGATTGTTAGGATTATACAAAAATTGTTTTTTCGTTTTATTTTTGTTGGTTTTATTTATTTTTTTTGTATTATTTTTCATAGAATATAATTATATTTTATTCTATATAAATCGGTGTTTGAAATGTTAAAAGGTGTATAATTTAACAAAAACTTCAGTTAGTTATATACAGGAATTTTATCAATATCTATAAAATCATTAGGTACTTCTCCTTTAAAATTAGAAAACGCTTTAAACTCCGGTCTGTCTAACTGTGCTTGTGGAGTATGTTTATGTACACATCTAGCTATCATTTTATATAATTTGAAATCAGGATATCGGTCAACCCCGTTATTTTTATACAGCATATTAATACCTTTATCGTCAAGACACCATTCAAAAACCAAACGTTTAATTGGGTCGCAAGTTTCAAGATATTTCACATCCTCAAAATCCTCTATAACATAATCGTAAATAGAACACGCTAAACGACACAAATCAAAACTAAAATTGGGCTCCAGTCTGGATTTTTTCTCATTAAAATATGGTTCAGTATTATATTGCGTAGCGGCATCATTCCCTGATTTAAAACTATCACTACAAAATAATTTACCATTAAATTTATAAATACTTCTTCCGAAGTCAATTATTTTAAAAATTCTTCCAAATGTAGGTACCTTGTAATATTGTTTTTTATAACAATAATATATATATTTTTTGTCGGTAGTATTATACATAACATTATTCGAATGGAGATCATTATGGGTAAAAGAAAATGCTTTTTGGTATGTGATTAAAATCATAATAATTTGCATAAAAGCAGAGTACCATTCGGCATTTGTTAATTCGTTTGATAAAATAAGGTCGTCGAATGTATTCTCGCAGTATTCCATACAAATTACTTGAACTGGAAATTTTGGTATAATTACATCTATTCTCTCTTCTATATCTGACTCGTCCTCCCAATTATCTTCGTCGTCGTCATCATCAGCGCATTCGTTTTTATCCTCATCGGTATCTTCCCCGTTTTTGTGGTTATCACAGTTTTCACAATCATCAATATCATCTTCAACCTCTCCATCAAGGGTATATGATGTTCTTGAAGAACAAGTAGAATTTGACTTGAGAGTTACATTATTTTGAATTTCATTTGTCGAGTCATCAGATGGTTCATTTGTGTTATTATTAATATTTATGTCACATATATCCATAACAATTAGGTCTGACTCAAAATTAGCTACTTCAGTTGATGTGTTATCTTCATCAAAAATATTTTCAAATACATCATTGCTTAAAGAATTAATAGAAATATTTGATTTTGCGGTTGAATTATGTTGAATTTTAATTGGCTTCAATTTTGTAGATTCGTTTTTAAATTGAAATAGGTGGTCGTAATCGTCAATACTGAACAAAACGTTTTTGTTTTTATTAAAATAGTCAGAATTATTTAAGTAATCCATGTCGTCAAAAACATTCAATACAAAATTATTTTTAATAGCAAGAAAGGAACCATAATAATCAACACAATGATAAAAATTATGTTCGTGTAATAAATAGCTGTTTAAAAAGACAAACAAACCATCAACATATGCTGAATTATTCAAATCTAAAATTTTAGAGTTGCACGTATTTTCGTCGGAATTAATACCAGGTAAACTTAACAGATTTGAATCAGATGTATCATATTTTCCAATTAAATACTTGAATGGATCTAATAATGGTGCCATTTTAAAAAACACGTTCTTGTCTTTGTTTTTATTTGTATTGTTAATATTTTTGATACGACAATTATACAGATTTTTATTGTCTTCATTAGATTTATTTACACTTGATATATAATATTTATGATTTAAATTTACATTGTTGTAATTTGTATCGTTTAACGTGAAAAATTTATTATAAATAGGAATATAATTTTGGGTTTTAGAGAGAAAAAGAGAATCAGGTTCTTCTAAACTTTTAAAAAGTTCCAAATTTTTTCGTTTTTGATAGTTTATATCAATCATCATTAGCTACTTATTATATAAATTATATGTGTTTTTAACTTATAATTTATATCTTATATCTTATTTAATTAGTTTGCGTATAATTACCAAAAAATAAATTTCTAAATAAAGTAAAATGACTTTAGAATTAAAAAAATTTGATATGAAAAGTATTAGTTTCAAACCGAATGAAAATAAGGGACCCGTTGTTGTTTTAATTGGGAAGCGTGATACTGGTAAGTCATTCTTGGTGAGAGACTTACTTTTTTATCAACAAGAAATACCAATTGGAACTGTTATTTCTGGCACAGAAGAAGGTAACGGATTCTACGCGAAAATGGTGCCTAAATTGTTCGTCCATAATGAATATAATACGGCGATTATTGAGAACATTTTAAAACGACAACGCACTGTTTTAAAACAGATTAAAAAAGAAATGGAGTCATATAAACGAAGCACAATAGACCCGAGAGCATTCGTTATTTTAGATGATTGTTTGTATGATGCTACATGGACTAGAGATAAGATGATGCGGTTGCTGTTCATGAACGGGAGACATTGGAAGGTCATGTTAATCATCACAATGCAATATCCGTTGGGTATTCCGCCAACATTGAGAACAAATATCGACTATGTTTTTATTTTAAGAGAGAATTATATCGCAAATAGAAAACGAATATATGAGAATTATGCGGGAATGTTCCCGACTTTTGAATCCTTTTGTCAGGTGATGGACCAATGTACTGAAAATTTCGAGTGTTTGGTTATTAATAATAACTCAAAATCCAATAAATTACAAGACCAGGTATTCTGGTATAAAGCAGATTCCCATAATGACTTCAGGTTAGGCTCAAAAGAGTTCTGGGAACTATCCAAGGGCATGAATTCAGATGATGAGGATGAAAAGTATGACCCTGGGTCAGCTAAAAAGCGCGGCGCGGGGCAAAAAATTACTATCAAAAAGACTAGTAAGTGGTAAAACTCGCTTTACAATTTGGTAAAGCGAGTTTAATAAAAAATCATTATTATAGTTTTATTTAAAGTAAATATCCCGAAAGCTAACACGATTATACCACGATTATACCACATTTTTGTTTTTTTTGTGACAATCCTTACAACGTATCATCCAAGTTTCGCTCTTCGTCGCTTTAAATGGGGCATCACAATCCAGACATGTTTTTAATTGTATACTATTAGAACGACATATATGATTACAAAATGTTCGCCATTTTTCACTTTCTTTTAATGTAAGTTTATTGCCACAACCCTCACACGATTTTACAGTTATTTTATTAATAAAATTATAATTACAATTGTTACACCTAGTATTATTGGTTGAATCTTTCAATATATCTCTTTTACAGTCGATACATTTTATTAATTTTTTATCACATACGTCGCAATATATATCGTTACTTTTATGGGGGTCAATAAAGTCGTCATCACACAATCTGCATTTTTTTATTATATACACTTTGTCGCATTCCAAACATAAATTTTTCGTGCAAATAATATCTGTTTCACACTTTACACACTCTGGTATAAGACTTTTTATTTCCTTAATGAAGACTTGCTTTTTTTCAATATATTTTTGAGGACAACACCTAGAACATAAAACGACTTCTGGTTCTGTTTTTCCTGGTTTCAGTTTGAAAATACTGTCAGATTCACAAGCATAACATTTTTTGCTTAAATATCCACCCGGTTTTTTATCATTTAATTTATTTAATTTATCAACTAATTTATCTGCTTTTTTTTTATTTTTTTCTTCTTCCTTTAACTTTTTATTTTCCTGTCTTAATTTCTCATAATATCCATCAGGTTTATTTTCAATTCTTTCTTTTTCACGTTCAAGTAGCATTTCAATCTTTTTTTTATGGATTTTAATTTCTTCTGGACTAACTAACCCATTTTTTTCAATACAATCGCATCCAACTTGAACTGTAATATTATTATTTTTGTTTTGAATAATATATATATTTTGAATTCTTTTTGAACAGATACATGTATTTACAAATCCACCATCAAAATCATCATTTTCATAATCATTCGTATTATCTTTTGTTATTATTTTTTCGCCGTAAATTTGAAAATCACTTTTTTCAGAGCCAAAATTTAGTTTTATATCTCTAACAGAGTTAAAATTTCTTACTATATCAACTGGATATGTTAATAATAATAAAAATGCTAATTTGTCTGGTTTAGTTGGAGATTTATTGTATTTTTGCTTAAAATATGTTTCCAATGGCGCGTGATAACACGAATATACCGTAAGATTTGGAAGATAGTGAGCGTGAAATACATTTTGCGCGTATTTAATTTGCTTATATATCAATTCTTTAAATTCATTATCTAATACTATAGATGTATAATAAATATCATTTGTCTTATCTAAATTGGTATTCATTTTAATATAATGAAATTTATATTAAAATGTGAAAGTAAATCAATTTTTTATTAATCCGTTTTTTTATTAGCAAAAGGCCCGCTAACCAATTCACTTCGTCCATTATCTGTCTTCCCAACCACAATATTATCACCTTCAAACAATTCCATACAAATGTCCGCAGATGAAATATTTTCCTTCTCCTTAAGACCAAACTCTTGGGTATTCGCATTATTTACACCTATTAGGTTTCCTTGTTTATCAATTGTCTGTGTTAAAGCGTTACCAGACTTTTCAGCATTCTTAATATTTTCCTCGATTGCCTTTTGTTTAGTTTCCTTAACACGTTGGTCGAAAGAAGATTTAGCGTTTGCTTCATTTTTAGTCTTCTCATGCATCAATTGATTGAGTTCCTCTTCCAAATACTCAACACGACCCGTTTTATAAGCCTCGGGTTCCCACGGCATCCACATGCCAACAGGTCCGACAAGTATATCATGATTAGGGTCAACCTCTCTCAACATTTTACATCTTAATTCAGCCTCCTCCATTGTTGGATACGATCCGCGAATTTTTAATCCACGAGTGCTCGTTTGGAAACCATATGAGATTCCAAATTGTTTTTCGAGTTCTTCCTCGTGGTTATCAATAAATGTTTTATAATCGTCATCCATACTACTTTTAGCAATTGCTTCCTTCTCATCTTTTACAAAATCTTTAAAGTCATTTGTAATATCATCAAATGACATGTTGTACTTAAATGAAAGAAAGTTCAAAAACTGAACGAACTTTTCCATTGATTTATTAAAATCCCACTTCTTTAGGAATTCCTCAAAAAAGAAAAGTTGTTTTTGTTTAAGAATATTTTCAGGGGAAACAAAAGAAACACACACAAACTTTTGTCCTGCGAGCGGCTTATCTTCCTCCAATAAATCTACATATTTAGAATTATTCTTACCATTAACGGTTTTTCTTTCATAACTAGAAGTCTTCGCGGCGGGGGTTTCTTTAGAGTGATCCATTTACTCTTTTTAATGATTTAATTTTAAGTTTTTTATCGCAAAATATATATTTTTTTCTTAATATTTAATATAATGAACGGTTTGATTAACGTTGCTGAACTTGTCAAGAGAATCATTAAGTACCTTGTTGAAGGTTTAATGGTAGCTATTGCTGCTTATGCCATCCCTAAACGTTCCTTGAATGTTGAGGAAATTGTGTTGATTGCTTTAACCGCTGCCGCCACATTTAGTATCCTTGATACATACGTTCCATCTATGGGTGTAGGAGCTCGCTCTGGTGCTGGATTCGGTATAGGCGCCAATTTGGTGAGATTCCCTGGAGGGTTTTAAGATGTAACATGAAACAATAGTTTAAATTATTTATACCCAATAATATCCAAATTCACATAATATATTTAATATGGTAATATATTATGGTAAAGTACAGTCGCAAAGCTAAAAAGCCAGCACGCAAAGCTAGTAAAAAAAATTACAAACACAAGGGTGGTTCAAATAATGACGATATAAATGATTTAGATATTTCAGGAATTTATGGAGATGGTGATGAGGATAATGACATTCACGAGATAAATGAAGAGAATGATAATGACAACGTCGATGTAAATTTTGAGGACGGAATGGAAGACTCGTTAAATACAACAAGAGTGAGTCTTACTGAACCAAATATAGGCAATATAAATCCCCCTGTTAACTATGATTCGGATTCAGATTCAGGTGACATGGATTCATTACATCTGTCGGATTTAGACACATCTAATATTTCATCCGCAAATACAACAATGGAAGATACTTCATTCGGCGGTAAAAAAACAAAAAGAAAGAAATCCAACAAATCTAAAAAACGAATTACACGTAAATCTAAAAAAACTAAAAGAAAAACACGTAAAAATAAAACACGTAAAAATAAGCGTGGAGGTAATGTTGATAAATTAGGGGATTCAGATTTTAACCCGAATTTGAGTTATGATTCTAAACAAAATGGAGGACAAAATATTGGGTCCAATTGCTATGACCCGAATTTTTCCATATATAACACAAATCTGTTGAAGTTAAGCCCTTATAAACCCACATAAATTAAAATTGACTTAAACCCTAGAAGATTTAAAATACCAGTTACTTATGTACTGATTCGTAACCCATAAAATATATATATAGATTATCATCTATCTCATTATTTATCTCATTATTTGTTTGTTTTTGCGGGGTATTTATATAATTGATGCCAGAAATGCCACAATTGTCTTCGTTTGCATATTTAATTTTAAGAATAGTTTGTCCATGATTATGACTTTTCCATCGTCCTAAAGGGACATTGACGGGTGTCAAATATACGCGTTTAAATATATCAAGAACACGTGTAGGGTTCATTATTACAATTATATAAAACACAAATGTATTATATTAATTTCAATTTTTTTAAATTATAATTAATATTAACTAACATAAAATGTATAACCCCACAAATTAAAATTGATTTAAATATAAACCATTATTTGTATTTATATTTAAATGGGCGAGATAGTAGAAGAATACAAAGATATAATTGATTATGAAAATACTTATCAAATAAGTAACTTTGGAAATGTTAGAAATAAAAACACTGGAAGAATTTTAAAGCCGACAGAAGGGAAAACCGATAAATACTATTATATAAGTCTGTGTAAAGATGGTAAACAGAAAAATATAAAAATACATAGATTGGTATCTTTATATTTCGTTGAAAATCCAGAAAACAAACCTTATGTTGACCATATAGATAATAATAAACTGAATAATTTATTTACTAATTTGAGATGGGCCACACATCAAGAGAACAGAAGAAATATTGTAATGTATAAAAATAATACAACTGGAGTGAAAGGGGTTATATTTGATAAACAGTATAAAAAATGGATGGCGCGAATTCGAGTATCAGGTAAATTAATTCATATAGGTTCATTTAATACTATAGAAGAAGCAACAGAAGCCAGAATCCAAAAAGCGAATGAATTATTCGGGGAGTTTACGAATAATGAAGAGAAATTATAATGTATGTATAAATTCCCAATCCAGCTCTTCACAAATTTTTTTCCAAATAGTGTCCTGTTCTATTCTTTTTTCCTTGTCTTTTAGCATTGGAAAGAAAGGCAAATAATTATCTTCTCCTAGCAGTTCACATAATTTATATGCGGTATAATAATAATTTAAAAAATTCACACGGTCATCAGGGCAAAATTTCGAATAAGGTGCTTGAAGCTCAATAAAAAGGTTACACAACGTTTCCTCGAGTTCCTGAGACATAATAGGAGGTTTAATTCCTAACTTATCTTTAATAAATGGTATATGTTCGTAGTATTTATTATAGCCCAATTTTTTAAGAATTTCTTTTGTTTTATTATTTGTAATTAGTGTCAAGTCAATTCTCTCCTTTTTGATTTGTAATTTTATATTTTCGATAACTTCGGGCGGAATTTGAGTTGTCTCTTTTCCTTGGAATTGTGCCAGTATTTCTTTAAAATGATTTATTTTCTTATACGCGTAAAAGCAAACTTCTTTTGGCGGTTCTTTATATGATGGTTTCTCATTTTCTATCAAATATGGTATGCTTCTTGAACAAGTGTTACATATTAAAATTCCTTCGTCCTCAAGGGGTATTAATTCACCTTTGTTGCAATATTTACAAATGTCAGTTTGACAAATGAACGTATTAACATCTAAAAATGCGTCATCAATGTTACTCAAATATTTTTGAACTATATTACTATTTTTACTCTGATTTATTTGATTAGTTATATCATCGTTAGGATCATCTTTAATTTTAAAAAAGCAATTAAGTATTTTATTTTTATCAGAAACCCTTACAGAAGTGCCTCCTTCGGAAATATTTTTTTTATTCTCAAAATAATCGAAAATAAACTTTGAATTATCTAAAAAGTATTCCCTCTTTCTGTTTTTTAATTCTATAATTTCTTTTCTGATTTCTTCTATTCGGTCTTGTATATCCATTTTTTGTTCTATGGTTAAACTATCATTGCAACTCTGTAGGTTATTTTTTAAAATGTTTTTTTCTAATTTTAATTCTGGAATTATATCAGTTTCCTCTTTAGAAAACGTATTTAAAAATTCTTTATGTTTTCCATCAAGCGTTATAGATGTCTTCTTATTATATTTAATCTTTTTAGTTGTTTTTGGTTTAAAAGTTGGCATGTAATTCTTTCTATCATAATTATAAATTATTTATTTAATAAACAATACAGACAAAATATATAATATATTAATTTTATTTACAAAAAAATTGAAATGTTTTATTACAATATAAATATAAATAACTTATGCCTAATAATACAAGAATGTATTTCACAATTTTAGATAAGATGTTTCTGAAGCGGTTTTGTTTACCGTCTACTAGTAACATTGATAATTATGAGAATGGTAAAAATACAATTAAAACGTGTAATTGTGGAAATGGAAATTATAATCATATCGCGTGCGTCATAAAAGGGAAAGAACGCTAATGTATTGAGTATGGGTATAAATCAAGTAGGTGATATAGATGGCAAAACCCCTGGTGTACACGCCGAACATAGTGCTTTATTAAAATTAAAACCGTTAAAATGTAAAAAAAAATTAGAATCTATAAATATGTTAGTTGTACGATTTTCAAAACAAAACAAATTGCAGGAAAGCAAACCTTGTTTTAATTGTATACAAAATATGAGTATTATACCGTACCAAAAGGGTTATAAAATTAAAAATATTTATTACTCTGATAATGATGGCGCTATTGTAAAAACAACATTAAATAAATTAAAGAATGACGAACAAGTACATTATTCCAGATTTTATAGAAAACAATTAATCGGTACATTGAATTAATTTTAGTTTAAAATACGCAATAGTTTTCTTTTTTTTAAGTAGATATGGACCTCAAAATTAATTTAGAATCTTTAAAAGATTTAGAAAATTCCAATTTAAAAGTAGACGCCATTAAATTTCAAAAAATGTTGTTGTTATTTAATTCAATAGAACAAGGTTGGACTGTAAAAAAAAGAACCGATTCATATGTTTTTACCAAGAACCATGAAAACAAAAAAGAAATTATCGATAATTCATACTTATTAAAATTTATGAAGACCAACTTGGATTTAAATAAAATTATAGATTAGGTTTTTAAGGGAATTAAAATATTTTTAATTATTTAAATATTTTAATTAAATTTAAATTCAAAAAATTTTTTTCTTTAGCAATAATATAATAATGGGAGGTGGATTAATGCAACTCGTAGCTTATGGCGCTCAAGATGTTTACCTTACTGGTAATCCTCAAATTACTTTCTGGAAAGTTACTTATCGCAGATATACTAACTTTGCTATTGAATCAATCGAACAAACATTCAACGGACAAGCCGATTTCGGACGTCGTGTTCAATGTGTCATCAGCAGAAACGGTGACTTGGCTTACCGCACCTATCTCCAAGTCACACTTCCTGAGATCAACCAACTTATGGGTCTCGGAAGCTACACAACCGGCCAGAACACCGGTGTTTATGCCCGTTGGTTAGATTTCCCCGGTGAACAACTCATCGCTCAAGTTGAAGTCGAAATTGGAGGTCAACGAATTGACCGCCAATATGGTGACTGGATGCACATCTGGAACCAACTTACCATGACTGCCGAACAACAACGCGGTTACTTCAAGATGATTGGTAACACCACCCAACTCACCTTCATCACCGATCCCTCTTTCTCTGATGTGGAGTCTCCTTGTGACTCCTTGGCTCCTCGCCAAGTTTGCGCTCCCCGCAACGCTCTTCCCGAGACAACCCTTTACGTTCCTCTTCAATTCTGGTTCTGCACCAACCCCGGTCTTGCCCTTCCTTTAATCGCTCTCCAATACCACGAGGTCAAGATTAACCTTGATATTCGTCCTATTGATGAGTGCTTGTGGGCTGTTACCACATTGAACTGCAACACAAACCCTTACTCCAACCCTGCTTCCGCCGGCCAATACTCCGTTGGTCGCCCCGTCCCCGCCACCATCGCGTACAACCAATCTCTAGTTGCTGCGTCCCTCTACGTTGACTACGTGTTTTTGGACACTGACGAACGTCGCAGAATGGCCCAAAACCCCCACGAATACTTGATTTCTCAACTCCAATTCACTGGTGATGAGTCTGTCGGATCCTCCAGTAACAAGATCAAGCTTAACTTCAACCACCCCGTTAAGGAGCTCGTCTGGGTCGTCCAACCCGACCAAAACGTTGACTACTGCTCTTCCTTGACTTGCGATGCCCTCCTCTTCAAGGTTCTCGGTGCCCAACCCTTCAACTACACCGATGCCATCGATGCTCTTCCCAATGCTATCCATGCTTTCGGAGGACCCGCTGCTGTTGCCGGTGACTCCCGTGCTTACATCGATGCTCGCGGTCTTTTCCAAGATGCCGGCGCGATGGATTCTTATATCCCCGCAAACTACACCGGATACTGGAACGGTCCTTCCAACCCTTACAATGAGGTCAACATGGGAGGTAATGCTATTCCTCTCCCTGCCGGTCTTTCTGCCGAAGTACTTGCTTCGCTCCAGGAGTCTGGTAGCCACAAGGACAACTCTGGTGTCTCTGATGCCGGCACATTCGTTCTTTCCGAGACCTCCATCGACATGCACTGCTGGGGCCAGAACCCCGTTGTCACCGCCAAGCTCCAGCTTAACGGCCAAGACCGCTTCTCAGAGCGTGAAGGTTCCTACTTCTCATGGGTCCAGCCTTACCAGGCCCACACTAGATCCCCTGATGAAGGTATTAACGTGTACTCCTTCGCCTTGAGACCCGAAGAGCACCAACCCTCCGGCACATGCAACTTCTCCCGAATTGATAACGCCACACTCCAACTTGTGCTCTCAAACGCAACAGTTGAAGGTACCAAGACTGCCAAGGTCCGTGTTTATGCCACCAACTACAACGTTCTTCGTATCATGAGCGGTATGGGCGGGTTAGCCTACAGCAATTGAGCGGATTGGGTATGCTTTTGCGAATTATTCGCTTTTATCATATTATATTCCAAACAACTTAAAAATTCTATATTATATACATTATAATATGGATAAAAACGTCCCTTTTTCACTAGCATTTTATAATAAAATTGAAACTTCTCCTCATGACATCATGAATTCACATAATTTAGACATGAAACCTATTTATTCTACAAACCGAGAGTTAATGTGTAACACTATTCAATATAACAATAAAGAGTACTTACTTGATTTTGAAGATAAAGACCGAATTATTAATTCTGGTAAAACATTTCACTACATTCATGCCGATAATGATTATCCTTCTTTTGGTTATAATTACAAAAGAGTAAATTATTTACATTTTATATTTAATGACAACTTTGAAAGCACTATTCCTATTTTCAAGAATAATAATAAATTTGATATGAGACGATGTAATGTAGATATATTTCACAAACACCATAAATATGTTTCCGAGAATTATAATGTAATCGACCATATTCCAGGGCATTTTCTAAAATCAGGACAAACCGCAAATATGATGAAAAATCCTTTATGGAAAATTAATGAAAATGGTAAAGAATATTTATTGATGTATTGTGAAAAAGATACCATTTGTAAATTATGCGAAACCGCGTATCAAAAAATTTTAGATTTTGAAAAGAAAACCAATAATGGTGAAAAATTAACCTTTTGGAAAGCAGCAAATGGTTATATCTCAGCCCACTGGAATAATACTGGATTAAATATTCATCAAATTATAACTGGATGTTATGGAAATGGAAAGGGTACAAAAAGTATTAGTGTTGACCACATTGACCGTAACCCATTAAATAACACTTGGGATAATTTACGAATTGCGTCTCGAAACGAACAACAAAATAACTCAAAGGGAATAATGCCTGGAACAAAGAGAGATAGAAAACATAACGCCCGGGATTTACCAGATGAAATGACCCAAGACATGTTAAGAAAATATGTAGTTTATTATCGTGAATTTTATGATAAGGGAAAAACAAAAGAGAGGGAGTTTTTTAAGATAGAAAAACATCCCAAATTAGATAAACCATGGGCTACTACAAAGTCCACCAAAGTGTCAATTGAAGACAAGCTGGCTCAAGCAAATAAAGTTGTAGATGATTTAGAAAATAATATTTATCCTGAAAAAGAAGAACTAAATCTACCAAAATATGTTTCCTTAGTTTTTACAAGAGAGAAATCACATTTAGTATTTGAAAAAAGAGTGGATGGCAATAGATTAGGATTAAAAATGGTACTACCAATTGAATATGATTTGCAAGAGCAAATAAGTATTTTAAACGAAAAAATAGGTTTAAAATATACAGGAGAAAGCATCCTTTAACGAAAATAATATAATATAATAATATATAATGTCAGCGTTTGATAAAAAATCTACAGAAATTGTAAAGTATATTGTATCCAAATCTGACCCCAAGGGACAACCCATTCCTACCTTAAATGATGACCCCGATTACCCAAATTCGTATAATACTGTTCAGGGATTAAAACTAAAAAAAGATTATGATGTTGTTCAAAGTGGTGGAAAACGTAAATCACGCCGTAGCCGAACACGCAAAAATAAGTCTAGACAGAACCGCCGAAAAACAAGTCATCGCCGTAAAAAATCTAGTTCGCGTCGTTAAAAATGGTTCATAAATTTAGGAATTTTATCGAAAAAAATAAAATTCATAAAATGTGTATAGATAAACTGGACCAATTACGGCTTTTCAATTTCATTTTCATCCAATTTGCGTTTATAAAATTGGTAAGCATTCTTCGCACAAATATAGCCAGTGTAACTGATTGGAAAAATAATAACTAATGGAATTGTCTCATATTTCTTTTCTTCTATTAAATATGGTAAATTTGCTCCAATTAATAGTGGAGTTAATACTGGGTGATATATTTGTTTTAATACTTTTATGAATTGTTTCATTTATGTATAATAATTTCAGGTATTGGCTTTATATAATATTTATATAAACAGTAAATCCATTAAAATATTAAATATTACTATTTT